GATCGGCAGCGGCGCGGCGAGCATCGCTGCCGGCAGTGCGGCGACCCGCTGCGATTGAAGGATCAGACCTACTGCAAGGGCTGTACGACGATGATCCAGAATTGGCGGCGCGCCTGGCACCGGGGCAATGAGGTGGCGCGGCAGCTGGGCACGGTGGAGAGCCGGCGGCGCTGGCAGAGGGAGCAGGATGGCTGAAGCAAAGTCGAAGCCACCCATCGTCTGCAGCGAGCAGGAGCTCATCGACGAGGCCATCAAACTTCGCGCCCGGACTTATCAAATGCTGCTGGCGGCCGAGAAGGACGGTGACTTGAAAACGGCGCTCGCTGCCGTCCGTGAAGCGCGTGGGTGCATGGATCTCCTCGCGAAGCTCCTGGTCCAGCGCCGGGAAGCTGTCGTCGAACTCAAGGCGGTCCCCTTGGAAGAGCTGGCCGCGCTGGTGAACGGGAAGTCGCAGAGGGAGACGGATGGCAGCGGCGGTTGACGTGCCTATCACTTTATTCGGGTTTATGTGAATGGCCGCTAATGTCCTCTCGGAAGAGCAGCGTCTGAAGCTGGTTGAGTGGTTAGCTGCCGGTTATCCAGAGCCGCTGATCCAACAGTTCTTCGCGGCGCGGGGTTGGAAGAGCATCTCGCAGCCAGGCATCAGTTGGCACCGCGAGCAGCACCGCGAGCATATCGACCGCTGCCGGCGCGAGCGCGAGGCTCGGGCCTACAATGCCGGGCTGGCGCAGCTCGAGGAGCGGGTGCGCCAGCTCGTGAAACATGCCGAGGCCTTAGAAGAGATCAAGTGGCTGCCCGACGACAAGGGCAAGCTGCATAACGAGAAGGCGTGGCGGGAGACCCTCGATGATATCGCGAAGGAACTTGGGCATCGCCGCGCGGGATTGGATCTTGATGTCAGTCGCCAGTCAGACGCCGATCTTATCGCTGAAGCAAAGGCAATCCTTGGAGGAGCTGATCCGCCGCCGGCCGAGGGCCACGACGAATCAGTTTGAGCGCTACCGGGATGATCCGGTCGGCTTCGCCCGCGATATCCTGGGCGTCTCGCTCTGGGAGAAGCAGCAGCAGATCGCGCTCTCGGTAGTGAACAACCGCCGCACGACCGTGCGCTCCTGCCACAACTCGGGTAAGACCTTTGTGGCCGCCTGTCTCACGCTCTGGTTCGTCTACTGCTTCGAGCCCTCGCTCGTGATCACGACGGCGACCACGGATCGCCAGGTGAAGAAGCAGCTCTGGGGCGAGATCCGCCGGCTGCAGCTTTCGGCTTCGCTTTCCGGCACGCTCAGGATGCAGGAGCTGATGCTTTCGGCCACGCAGCAGGCGCTCGGGTTCACGACCTCGGAGGCGGAGAAGTTCCAGGGCTGGCACAGCCCTCACATCCTGATCATCGTGGATGAGGCCAGCGGCGTGGAGGAGCCGATCTTCGCGGCAATCGAGGGGTGCTTGACGGGTCCGGACCCGCGTCTCTTGCTGATCGGCAACCCGAACAACGCCGTGGGGACGTTCTTTGAGAGCTTCCGCTCAGAGCTTTACAGCGAGGGGCGGTTCCACCTGCAGGCGTCCGACGTGCCGGAGTGGCTGCTGCCGGCGTCCTGGGCGGAGGAGCGGCGGCTCGAGTGGGGCGAGGACAGTCCGCTGTATCAGGTGCGGGTGCTGGGCGAATTCCCTGAACAGGGAGAAGATTCGCTGATCAGCCTGAAATGGGCGGAAGACGCCCAGGAGCGCGAGATTGAGCCAACCGGAACCGTGGAGATCGGGCTTGACGTTGCTCGTTTCGGATCGGATGAGTCTGTCGCTTGTGTACGTCGCGGGAGCTGCGTGGTTGGTCTGGAGTCATGGCGGGGAGCTGACACGCAAGCTTCGGCTGGAAGGACCCTTCATCTCGCCCGAAGAGTGGGAGCAGATACGATTAGAGTTGACGACATCGGGGTTGGCGGAGGAGTCACCGACCGAATGGTTGACGAATCTCGGGGAGCTGCGCTTCGTGTTCAGGGAGTAAACGTGGGCGAGAAGGCCCGGGACGACGAGAAGTTTTACAACCGTCGCAGCGAGCTCTTCTGGGGCTTGCGCGAGCGGTTCAAGTCAGGCGATATCAGCATCCCCAAAGACGACGTGCTGCTCTCCCAGCTCACAGCGCTGCGCTACTCCTACACGCCGCGCGGGCAGATCAAGGTGGAGAGCAAGGACGATCTCAAGAAGCGCCGGCCGCAGGGCGCGAAGTGGACTTCGCCCGACCGAGCCGACGCCTTGATGCTGGCGTTTGCTCAAGGAGGACCGAAGTGGCTGCCCGTCTCACTGTATGGCGGCAGCCGGGAGACGCCGCGGCCGGTGTTTTACGAGGCGGAGAGGCAGGGGGCCGTGGATGAGTGAGAACCGCTACCCTTCTGACCCGCCCCGGCGCAAGAAGCACTGGAAGCCGGTCGCCCTGCTCGGCCGGGCCCGTGCCGTGGAAGACGCGACCGTGCCGCCAGGCGGGCACGTGGACGATTTCGGGCAGGTGTGGGAGAATCACGACGAGACGCCGATCCGGGGCGACCTGCCGGGGGTGAGAGGAAGGCGATGAGGATAATCTACCACCGCAAAGCCCGGTCTTACGATGGGCCCAGGGTCCAATGCGCCGGCGAATACCAGCTTCACGCAGCTCCCGATAACCAGGCCGAGCTTGCCCTCGTCGTCGAAGACAGCCGGCCGCGAGTGCTGGTCTCCGGCGCCGCCTACGCGCATTTTACCGTCAGTCGTCTCTTCCTCGAGGAGTAACCCGTCGATGAAGAAAGCTGACCGCCGCGACCAGGAACAGCGGGAGAAGTTCGTAAAGGGCGCACTCGCTGCCTTCCGGAAGGAGATCGACAGTTGGCAGCCGCAGCCGCGCGAGCGCACGCTCTTGTGCCCTTACTGCGCCGCGCCCATTCCCGTCCCGGCCGGCGGGATGGCGCCCCGGCGCTGCGAGACGTGCGGCGTCTCCTGGGAGGAGCGGGAGTGACCGGCGAAACGCTGCTGGCCTGCGTGGCACCGTGAGATGGAGGTGCCACTCGCCGAGATCGACCGGGTCGTGAAGGCGCGGCTCGGCCGCTGGCGAAACCACCCGGACTGGGAGGATATCTTCCAGGTGGGCCGGATCGAGGCCTGGCGGGCGGTACAGGGCCGGCGCTGCCCCGAGCAGTGGAAGCCGCTGGCGGCCCGGGCGGCTGTCTTTGCGCTCTGGGGGTTTCTCCGCAGTTCCGGCCATTGGCATCGGCGGCACACCCGGCGGGGCATTCCCTGCCCGGAACTGCTGCCGCTCTCCGGCGAGCTTCCGGTGGAAGACTTCGCTCCGGCGCTGCTCGAGCGGATCGACTTCGAGGCGTGGGCCGCCGGCTTGAGCGTGCCTCAGCGCCAGGTGGTCAAGCTCCACCTGGTCGAGGGCCTGACGCTGCAGGAGACCGCGCGGCGACTGGGAATTGCCCGGAACAGTGCGCAGGAGCGACTCCGCTGGGCGTTGAAGCGCCGTCGTGCGCTTCTGGAGGAGCGATGACACAAAGAAGACGCGCTCGCGATCGACTGGCCGGAAGATATTCCCTTCTGTCCCCGCTGCAACGGCGGCGAAGAGACGCGGGAGTGCTGCCACGTCCGCCATGTTGGGCCGCTGGCTCGTGAGGCGTTGGCGCTGCTCTTGACCGGGGAGCCTGCCCGCTGGATGACGAGGATCGCCGAGCTGAAGATGGAGGAACGTCACAGTGCCCGCTAGAGCGCGCGAGGACGACGGAGAAGGCACCGAGCCCCTCGATGCGATGGGGGAAGCCTGGCTCGCGCTCACCCACGCAAACGATGCCTTAGTAGCCTCTGGTGACGTGCGCTCAGTCGAGCTGACGCGGACGGCCATGCGGATCGTGAAGAAGCGGGCGCAGGCGTTCGTGCGGGCCTGCGAGGCGGCCCTCGAAAGGATAGCGGAATGACCTTCCCACCTTTGACACTGGGCGTCGTGATCGCCCTCGTCGTGCTCTTGCTGGTGATCCTGCTCTCGGTGCTCGGGCGTATCCCGGTGCTGGAGGCTGGCTTATTTGGTGGGCTGGCAATAGCCCGCTTGACATGACCGCCCAGGAGCTGATCGACTGGCTTTACGAGAAGGCCCGCCCAGACGACGAGATTCATCTCGAGCTGGTTCCCGCCGCTCTGTCCGGACCGGCGCGCTCTTGGCGGCGAACGCTGCGGGGTTCCGCGAGCGAGCCGGCGCGCTGGGTTGTGGTGATCGAGGCCGGCGGAGGTGAAGAGCTGAAGCGCAAGGCGGCGGACGGCGATGCGGATCGTAAAGAAAGCTTTCCGCCGGCGGAAAGCGCGCGAAGGCCTCGGCGGCGCTCTCGAGGAGAAGCGGAGTAAGCATGAACCGCAGAAACCTGTTGTCCGGTATCGTCAAGCAGGCCAGCGCGGCGGCAACCACGGCGCTGCTGCCGGCCAGCGTCGAACCGGCCGAAGCCAGACCCCGCCGCGTCGTTCAGGTGCAGGCGAGGGCCGTGGCGTACCGCATCCACCTCGACGGCCAGGACGTGGTGGTAGACGGCGCGCTGGCGAAGCTCCTGCGGCCCGAGCAGGCGAAGAGCGCGGCGAAGGCGATGGTCGGGCTGGCGGAGCGGCTCAGGCTGGCGGCGATCCGCGAAGACGCGCTGTGGGCGGCTTTACTGGCTTACGAGGCGCGGTTTGGCGAATTGCCGGAAGCTGAAGCGATCTTCCGGCAGGTTCTGGCGAAAGGGGCCTGATGGCAAGAGCGCTCGATAAGACCGGCCAGCCGATCCCGCGCCGCAGCCCGCCCGCGCCCGGGTCCGTGCCGCTGCCCGCGCGAGAGGAGTACGGGCCGCTGCCCTCGGGGCGGGACGCTGTCGGACATCAGCCGCAGCGGAATAGCAGGGACGCGAAGCCGCTGAAAACGAGGAAGCAATGAGCAATGTCGTCTGGCTGTTTCTGCTCGTGGTGCTGATCGTACTGCTGATTCCTGCCTGGCCCTATAGCTCTGGTTGGGGCTGGTATCCTTCCGGGGGCCTGGGGGCTGGCGCTGCTCGTTCTCTTGATTCTCGTGCTGGCGGGCAGGCTGTGAGCCGCACGGCCTGGGTGCTGGCGCTCTTGCTCCTGGGGCTGGCGCTGATCCTCAGGCTCGGGCCGGGGGAGAGTGAACATGCGTGAGTTGGCGGATGGGACGGTCTGGTTGGATAAAGGCGAGCCGGCACCAGCCTACTGCGCCAACTGCCAGCGCTTCTACCCGGTGACGCGGGCTTCCGAGGTCTCCGAGTGCCCGCGCTGCGGCAAAACGACCATCCACGGGCAGATTACGCTGGAGCGCATCTACCCTGCGCAGGGGCCGGGGGAGAGGGATAACGAATGAGACGACCCGCGCCGGGCGAGAACCCGAACAACCTGACGGCGGCGCAGAGGCGCGTTTATAACAGCCAGTTTCTCCGCCAACCAGCCAGCAGCCGCGTTGATCGCTACGGGACACCGAATCCCTACGCCAATAGTACTAATCAAAACCCTTACGTTGGGATCAGTTGGTTAGGGAGCGGATTTCCGCATCCTTTGCCGGTAGCGCCCCCCGGCACTCCTCCCGATAGATCCTTCCTTCCTCTGCAGTATGCGGCTTCGCGGCCTTCCTATGACCTCGCAGGAATCGCCGCACTTTTGGGTCCTTATTTTAGGATTCCCCAGAAGCAGGACCTTAATCTCTTGTGGAAGCTGCGCGAGACCATTCCCATGATCTCGGCGGCGATCATGCGACTCAAAGAGCTGGTCGGCTTCCCGGAGGTGATGGCCAGCGAGCGGTTCAAATCGGACTGCGACGAGTGGCTGCGGGTGCTGCCGGTGAACCGGATGCAGACCGGCGCCAAGATCTGGATGCAGTCGCATCTCGACAACATGGCAACCTATGGGAGAGCCCATGCGGAAGTTATCCTCAACAACGCCAGAAATGACGTGTTCGGCTTGGTGGAGGTACACCCTACTACCGTGGGGCTGCGCCCCACTTTTGGCGGCTATGCGACACACGTCGTGCAGTACCAGTACGGAGGCGGTGTTCCCGTTACGCTGCTTCCTGAACTACTACTCTCGTCCGTCAACGATATCCGTGGGGACGACCCGAATGGAACGTCGATGATCGCCGAATTGCCCTTCGTGGGGCAGATCCTGAACCAGATGCTGCGCTCGGTCGGCCAGACGTGGGAGCGGTTCGGCACGCCGACCTACCACATCAACTGGGAGCCCCCGGACGATTGGGAAGACCCGCACGGCGACCAGGGCAAAGCGATCGGCAACGCGCTGATGGGCAACCTCTCCCAGGCGCTGAAGGACCGCGCTTCGGGGAAGCCCAACGATTTTTACACGCAGGGCAAGGTGGCGATCACCATCCTCGGCGCGGAGGGTGAAGCGCTGGAGTTTGCGACCACGGGCCGCGCCATCATGGAGCAAATCTGCGCCAGGTTCGGTTTGCCCCCGTTCATGTATGGCTTCTCCTGGGCTTCTACGGAGCGGATGTCCACCGCGCAGGCGAAGGTGCTGACCGAGGTGATCGAAGCGCTGCGGGAGACGGTGACGCCGGCTATCGAGCGACTCGTGACGCTGCGCCAGATCCTTGTGGGGCGAGCGGGTAAGTTTAGTCTGCGATGGGCGCGGGTGAGCTTGCAAGACCTCATCGACGAGAGCCGCGCGAAGCTGATGAACGCCCAGGCCGAGCAGACGGAGATGGCGAACTGGGACCGGAAGGTTCGCCTCGGTATCAACTCCGTGGAAGAGATGGCGCAGGAGTTCAGGGACGACCTCGAGGGATTGAGCCCGCAGCAGGTGCGGAACAGGTTGGATGGCGAGCAGGGCCGGCCGAAGCTCGTGGAAGAATTGCCCGGCTTCCTGCCGGCGCCCCTCGGCGGGGAGGCGATTGCGCCGGCCGGTGGGGCAGGGGAAGGAAAGCCGGGAGGACGACCGCCGGGCGGCATGCCCAGAGAGGAAAGCACGCGCTCGCTGGTGCTGGAGTATGCGCTGAATGGAAATGGAAACGGCAAACATTGATTGAGGTTGCCTTCTGGGTTATTGCCTGGCTCTCGGCAGGTGCGCTCGTCTATTACTGCGGGGCTGCCTCTGGCGAAGGAATGCACGATGACACGGTAGGCGAGTTTCTGCTTGTCCTTGTTTTTGGGCCCCCCTTCCTGCCGCTCATTCTACTGGGATGGCTCGCCCAGTTGAAGATGCCGAAACGAAAGAGACCGGCGCCGAAAGAGCGACCGCGTTGGCGACAGGAGGCTGAGCGAGAAGTGGATAGCTGGTTGAAACAGTGAAGAGAAAGCCGCCTGACCTGATCGCGCGAGCTCAACGTTCAGTCGCCGTGCAGGCGATCAGCGATGAGGGTCGCTGGTGCGAGGCTCGTGTCTGGCCGTACCGCCCACCCGGTGTTTACGCCTGCTCCGTGCCGGAGGATCCAGTGCCCTGTGGGGGCGAGCTGCGACACGCACGCCGATGTGAGGGAAACAAGATCGTGACTTATCTCGCCTGTCTGTTCTGCGGCAGAAAGACGCCGGTGCTCTCTTACGACCGGGAGACCGGCGAGCTGGTAGACCTGTTGAAGCCATGACAAGCGAAGAGCTGAACCGCAAGTATGGCGAGACGGCGACGATCCCGAAGGACTGCCCCTGGATCTTTCCGCCCGCCTGGTGGGACAGGGGGCTGAAAGCGTGGGGCGAGCTGCTGACCGAACAGTGGGAGATCGTGAAGAACCGGCCGAAATCTACCGCCCAGCGCCGCCGCGAGCAAATGATGGAGGCCACCGGGCGGCAGCACGCTCAGGACCTGACGGATCTCGCGATTGAAGTCCTGGCGGGAAAGAAGCGATGAATCTCCCGCTCGCGCTCCTCATCGTCGCTATCGCCGTCATCATCGCTTTCTTGTGCCTCCACGGCCTCGCCCAGCGCCTGGACCGGCTGGAGGAAGCGATCGCGAAGCTCGCGGAGAAAGTGCCGCTGTGACCGAAGAAGAGATGCGCCGCGAAGGACGCGGCTTTCGTTGGTCCTGGCAGAAGGGCATGACCGACGCCGAAGTTCAGGCTGAAGAAGACGAATGGGAGCGACGCTACCAGGCACAGAAGGAAGCCGCGAAGCAAGCATTCCGCGATCGGGGCTTCACGCCGCCGCGCCGCTCCCAGGTGAACGGTCCTCCCGCCGACTGGAAGCGCTGGAATGCGCTTCTCGACGGGGTGCCGGTCGGTTCCTGTTGGGCCTTCGACGCGGACGCCGGCTGGGTCGAGGTCTGGGTCATCGCCGAGCATACCGGCCCAGGAACGCTACGTGTCGCCAACGAGCCACGCCGCCGTCTCTACGGCAAGGTAACGCCTGTCTCCCTCGGGGAATGGGAGCGCTTGAAGAAGCAGCGCGGCCAGCTCGATGTCTTTGTCGGCGAAGACAAAGGCGAGCCGGTGCCGGGAACCGAGATGAAACGATGAATAAACCGTATCGCACGGACATCGAGCGCGCCAAGGCCGAGAAGGCCGCCGCCGAAGCCTTGATCGCCCGGGGTAAGCAGATCCAGGATGCCGAGAACAGGCGCCGGGAGACGAACGCCTACCATCGCGAGAATGAAGCCGTGCAGGCTGCCCAGCACGCCGCCTGGGTGCGCCGGCAAAACGAGCTGCGCTCCCCCGAGCGGCGAGCAAGAGAGCAGGGAAAGCTCCGGCAGGAACTGGAGGAAAAAGAGCGGCAGCGGGTAGAATACGAGGAAGAAGAGCGCAAAGTCGAAGAATACCGGCGCAAGCTGCGCGAGAAAGGCCGCTAATGCATCGTCTTGAAGAAATCAAGCCCCGGCCCGAGCCGAACGACAACCCCGAGCCGTATCAGCGCCCGCCGCGCCCACAGCTTCCCACGACGCCGGAGATGACGGGCAGCGCTCCCGCACGCGGGACGCCTAGTGGTCCCGAGGCCTCCCACTTCGACCGGGGCGCCATTCCCGGCGAGAGCTTGAAGAACAACACCAGCGGCACGAAGCGGGATCTGTCGGGCGGTTACGTGCCGCAGCCGGGCAAGCGGCCAGGAGAGCGACGATGAAACCAGGGACCGGCAAAGCGCCTTCGAACATGACCCCGCAGCGCGGCGGCACGCCCCGCAATACGGCCAGCCCGCCGCCCGATCTGCCGCCGCAGCCTTTTTCCCACCCGCCGCAGACCCAGGGCTGCCGCTATGGCGCGACCTCGAACTCGCCGCCGGGTACCCGCTCGGCGGGTGGACCGGAGGAGAAGATGAAGAAGCAGGGGATGGGACCGGACCCGAAGCCCAAAACTGGAACGATGGCACAGAAGCCGACCGGGACCGCCGTGCCGGAGCGCCGGGACGCCAAAGAGGTGCCGATGCCGACCAACTGGTCGTTGTCGCCCGATCCCCAAGGACCGGATGCGCGCGGCTCGGTGGGCTACAAGCCGCCCAAGCGAGGCTGACATGCAGAAGATCAACCGCGCCTCCGCGCCCACCGCGCCGGTGACGCCGCGGCACGGCGATATGGCGCCGCCCTCGACGCCGCCCGGGGAGATCGTGAACGAGACGGTGCGGAACGTTTCCGGCGCTTTCGACGTTTTCCGTCCGACACCCACACCGGGCTATTACGCCCCCAAGCGCGGCGAGAAGCGGTAATACCAGCCTATCGTCTAAAGATCGTCTAACGAGCGAACAAAAGAGGCAAACTTAAATGCCCGAAGACCCGCATGCCCTGATTGGACCGAAACCCCCGGTGCCGCAAGCGCCGGCCGATACCTTTTCCATCGTCTCGCCTACCGCCACGACCGGCTTCCGACCGGGCCTCTCGCATGGCGGCGCCAACGATCCGGCCGCCGCCTTCACGCCGCGAGCCGGCGAGGGTACGCCCGCGGCGCGCGCCCGGGTGATCGACGGCGTTCTCTCCGTGGCGCGCGGCAATGGCGCGGAGCCCGCGGCAAACGGATGATCGAGGAGACGCGGCGGAAGGCCCTCGCCCTGCGCGGCGTGGAGATGCAGCGCATCCGGCGCGAGCTGACCGGCCTCGCGTATCTCGGCGAGCCGGATCTCATGCCCGATGAGCTGGAGCGCAAGCACGTTTTGATCTATCCCGACTCTGTTCGACGGGACTGGATGCGGCGGCGATTGGCCCGCTGGCTGCCGGAGGAAGAGGAATAGCAATGCCTCCTGGCGACAAGCACGACGCCGCTCTGGCCGGTATGATGGCGATCAACAACCACGTATTGCGTCAGTCGCTCGCGGTCCTCCATGCAGCGCAGGTCACCCGACTGGAAACGATGCGCTTCCTCGGATTTCCGAGCTCGCTCGTCCAGCACGAAGCGGCGCAGGCTGCCGTCATTATCAAATCGCTTGAGGCGCTGCTCTAGCGCGAGGAATAGCTATGCCGCTCGGTGATGTCCTCTTAGGCGGATCGATAACAGCCAACTCCACCTCATCGACCGCTCCGGCCGCGGGCTCCACGGTCGTGATGGACGCCAACGGCATCGGCCCGGCCTCGATCCAGGTCGAGGGGACGTTTGTCGGCACGCTGCAGGTCGAGGGCCGGCTGGCCGGAACAACCACCGGCTGGTCGGCGGTCTCCCTCACGACGCTGGCGGGCGTGCCGGCCACGACCATAACCTTGCCGGGGATCTGGACGTTTAACGCCGCGCCCTTCTCGCAGATTCGGGTGCGCTCGACGGCCTGGACCTCGGGGACGGCGGTGGTGACCTTAGGCGGCTCGCCCTACAGCGGCTCGGGTGGTGGGGGTGGGGGCGGGGGCGGCGGCGCGTCCACGATTGCCGATGGCGCGGATGTGGCTGAGGGCGCGACGACCGATGTCGCGGTGCAGGGCGACAATCCCGGCACGATCTCGGCGAAGCTGCGGGGTCTGAACAAGAGTATCGCCGCCGGTATCCCGATCTCGACGCTGCCGGCCTTGCCCACGGGCGCCAACGTGATCGGAGCCGTCACCCAATCGGGAACGTGGAATGTCACCGTCAATGCGGCCCTGCCCACCGGCGCCAACGTCATTGGGGCGGTCACGCAATCGGGCGGCCCGTGGAGCGTAGCCGGGGCGAAGACCTCGAACAACGCCGCGCCCGGCGCGACGAACGTCGGGGCGCTGGTCGGGATCGCCACGGCGGCGGCTCCCTCCTTGACGGAAGGCAACCAGGTCGGCCTCTCCACGGACCTCGCGGGCAATCAGCGGACCATCGTCACGGCGGCGCTGCCGACCGGCGCCAATGTGATCGGCGCGGTGACGCAGAGCGGAACGTGGAATGTCAGCGTCAACACGGCGCTGCCGGCCGGTGCGAACGCCATCGGCACGGTGGGCGTCACCGCGAACGTCACGCCGGCCGACCGGACGGCGACGGGCTCGGTAGCGGCGACGAATGCGAACGTGGCCTTGACCGCGAACGGCTGCGGCACGGTCACGGCGGCGATTGCCACGAACGCCTCGTGGAACGGGACGCTGACCTTCCAGGCGACGACCGACGGCAGTAACTGGATCGCGATCTCGGCCTTGAACGTGAATACCGGCGCCTTCGGGCAGACTTACGCCACGGCGAACACGAATGCCCTCTTCCAGATCAACACGGCGGCCTATGCCCAGGTGCGCGTGATCGCGCTCACCTACTCGGCCGGCTCGGCGACGGTGACGCTGGAGGGCTCGGCGGGGGCCTCGTGCTTCCCCGGTCTGCTGGACAGCGCGGGGCGTCTGATCGCGGTGGGGGCGGCGGCGTCAGGGGCAGCGGTGGCAGGCAACCCGGTCGCTATGGGGACGTATGACGGCGCAAACGTCAATTATGCCCGCTCTATTCCGTCGGGTCAGGGGGCCTCTACCAACACCGGAGCCGTCTATGCCGCCGTCGGTCTGTCTGTTGGATCGACAACAATGGCACCGTGGGGCTGCCAGAATGCCTTCGGGGATGCCATTACCCCCAGCAACTACGGGGCCGTTGTTGGGAACCTGTTTAATGGGGCCACCTTCGACCGTCCGCGCAGCAACGTCGAAGTCGTCATTCAGGCGTCCACGGCTACCATCGTCCAGACGCTCAATACCGACATCACGACCTTCAACGCGACCTCCCTGGCCGTTCATATCAACGTGACTAACTACAATGGCGGCACGCTGACGGTCGCGCTGCAGTGGAAGGACGCCAACGGCCTGTTCTGGCCGATCCCCGGCGCCACCACCGGCGCGAAGACCTCAGGCGCCGATCTGGTGCTCGTGATCGGGCGCGGCACCTGGCCGACGACGACCACGACCGAGTTCTATGTCCCGTTTCCGCTGCCCCGCACCGTCCGTATCGTACAGACGATTGCCACCCAGACCATCACGTATTCTGCTGCCTATTCACTGTGCTGCGCATGACCTTGAGGAGGCCTTTCTGATGGCCGTCACCACCAACCAACTGCAGACTGTCATCGCCTCGGTCCCCTTCCGGCAGCGGGTCGAGTTCGCGCTCGTCGCCATCGCCATTAACGTCTGTTC